TATTTCTTAACGGATTCGGTAGATTCAATATCCTTTCCACCATAGGAAGCAGTATTGATAGTTATCAGTGAGATACCGTTGTTAACTGCAATACCATTATTATCTACCAGAGTACCAGAGAATCTAAGTCTATTAATACCATCTGCAACCGAACCAGCACAAACTGGGTAACTAACACTAATATAGTTTGGTTCTTCTAACTTTTTACCAAATACACCATCACCAAATAAGACCTCATATCTTTCACCATCTGTTTCTTTGAGAAAGTATACTGAAGAAGTATCATCAACCTCAAACAAACTATCAGCTAGTGTATATTTCTGTTGAATTGAAGATGTCTCCGAGTCTCTTACAATGACACTTATCAAATCAGTATCAATACCTACATTAGAAAGAATAAACTTCTGGTTAGGAAGTCTAGAACTTACCGTGAATGATTGGGTAATATATGTTCCTTCATAAACGTCAATATTCTCAAACTTCGCAAACCCATCAGAATCTACTGGTACAGTAACAGAACTAGGAACTATAAAGGTAAAGTTCTGACTTGAAAACCTTACGCTACTTGTAACACAGATACCAGAATTTAATGTGATAGATGCGGCGCTAGTCCCTCTTGCATCAATAGAGAAAGTAATGTTTGCCTTCGATGCTTTCCTAGATCTTGGAAGATACCCAATGTTTCTTGCCAAGGAGACAACATTTTGTCTCAACGTAGCACTATCAATGAACACTTCATTTGCCACCATATTGGTGTTATATGAAGTGAGATATGTGTTATACGCTAACACATCAACAATTGTTGAAAGGTTGGACCCTTCAAAGTCGTAATCAGTAAAGTTTGAATTCGCTTTAAGATAATCCTTAATCGAAGTCTTTATCTGATCAAAATCTAAACTACTGAAATTTACTAAAGGCATCTATCTACCTAGTGGGTTCTAATGCTAATGTTAATTCCTGTGTCGGAACATTTATTCCAACAACTTCATACTGAATAGTTGCATCCATTGTAGCCTCATCATAGTTGGGTTTAACTAAGACTTCAATAATCTCAACTCTGGGTTCATAATTTTCAATAACTAAAATAATTTCATCACGAATGATAGTTGCTGTTTGTTTATCCATGTTCTCAAAGAGAAGATCATAAACACCAGAACCTAAGTTAGGTTCAAATGGTCTTTCCCCCCTCTTTGTCAGAATCAAATTACGAATCGATCTTGCAATTGCAGTCGTATTTTTAATTGCAATCAAATCATTATTCAGGGGGTTAGTCTGAAACGAAGCACTAATGTCCTTAAATTCTTGACTGACCCTTTGAACTGGCACAACAATACAGGAATACTGTCTTTATTTAGACACTATTTTCAATATTCGTTTAATACTATCTGTTGAGCACCACAAGTACACTGATGATCAGGGTGAGAACAATCAGTTGTTTCAAAAAGTCCATCAGTGTTCACTTTTTTCTTTGTGTTCTTTGGTGTGAGATTATCATTTGCAATCTCACGAAGCATGTTATCTTGATTATTTTCCATCTATGATAAATCCTCTACGGTGATATTCCTTATCTTCTATGTATCTGTATCCACTTGATTCTTCTAACTCTGGGATCTGTTGATCATCCCATACAGGAATAGCAATTGTATTGTTATATCTAAAGTCTGGGTTTCTTCTAAAGTGAACCTCAATTAACTTACCACCAATAAATTCACAATTAATCCACTCATACTTATTTCCTACATCATTCAAGACCTCTGGGAACTCTATAGTCCTCTCTAAGGCCTCCCATTTAGTCCATTGGTAGAGTTTATCTTTACTGTCTCTAATACCTCTTACAACCAATTTTGATTGTTTGTTCTGATAATCTACTGAGATATGTTCTCCTTCAAATATCTCACACCAAAACTCTGCGGGATGTAAATGTTCGGTGTCTTCCTTTATCTCTTCTATCTTACTATATCTACTCATGCCCAAGATATTAAAACATGGACGAACAATATAAAAACCAGGGTTAGGAACTTCTAGTCCAGCTGGACCACAAGTATAACCTAACACCTGGCTTAGTTGTAATTTATTATAAACCCACAGGTCTTCTGGATGGATTGAAAACCATTCTTCAGACACTGTGAGATGATAACTCATTTACCTTGACCCCTATACCTCTTCTTTGCACTATTACGAGAAGTAGCACTGAGTAGAGTATATTGTGAACGACCTTGACGAGTCTTCTTTGGTTTTGCGGGAATGTAATTCCCATTTTTCCTCATAGCCATAATTACTTCTCCAATTTACATTTACCATTTAGGGAACTAATTCCCATATTTAATGTCACGAACACTCCTATACAACTACTAAAGAAAATAATCACATCAGTATTATTTTTATTGAATTCTTTAACTACTGTTGTCAAACAGAAGATTCCAATTACAGTTGATAGAAACATCTTTTTCCAGTTTGGGCCCCATGATATAAAATAAGTCTTACGACTTCCACAATCAGGACATTGTTTAGAACGATTTTTCCCTCTAGGGTACCATTCATAATCACACGAAGAATACCAGTTTTTAGGTCGAAGATTACGGGACATTTTTTTGAGACCTCTTATACTGTATCAGAGACAATATCTTGTGTCAATCAGATAACCCTAGTCTTTTCATGTCCAACACGAATACGAGGATCACACCAGATCTCAAATCCAGATTCAATTGCATCGAGACAGAATGAAACATCCTCTCCACACATATCTTGAACAGCACCTGATTCAAAGACTTGCATCTTAGGAGCAAACCAAGGATACTTCATACCCTCATTCTCAAAGACACCATTCTGAATCATTACCCAACCGAAACCAGTGTAGTCAACAGTAAATGGCTTCTTACGTTTCTGAATACCATCTACCATCTCATGATTCATCACACCACCATTGTTACGGAAGTCATCTTCATCCAACCAATGTGCAACTGATGTAGTACGACCATCTTCAGTTGAATACCAACCAGCTACAATCTCTTTCTCTTCACCTTCACTATTCAATGCAAGGTCACATAGTTGCCAGAACTTATTAGTGTCAAATACAATGTCACTATCAATCCACAACTGATAGTCATACTCCAACTTACCATCCCATGGAATCTGATCTGGTCCACGTAGTACATTGGCACCCAAACACTTACAACGTGCAAAGTTAACCATTGAAGAGTAGTCTTGACTAATCTGAATACTCATCCCATTCTGAACCATATCGAAACATAGTTGAACAAAATTCTTCAGGTAAGTATAACTTACTCCACGACCAGGAAGACAGAAGACAATCTTCTTTCCCTTCATTCGTTCTTTAATCGCAACATAGTCCCATTCTTGAGTACTACTCTTACTCTTGGGTGTTGCTGCTTTAACGGTGAAACCCTTCGCCACGTTCAATTCTCCAATAAATGTGTATAAGTTTTGTTGTTGACTATGTAAGAAATAGTAGCACGATGGACACCATACTTCTCACCTAACTGAACTGTTGTGTAACTTCTATTATTATACAACAGTCTTATCTCTTTGACAACACTATCTGTTAATTTAGAATTACCATTACTCTGACCTTTTTGGTTGCCAGTGTAACATCTCCCTTTTGTTACCTTATCTTTCACGTTGTCCGTATTAGTTCCAGAAAATAAATGAAAAGGATTTACACAAGAAGGATTATCACATCTATGTAGACAGTGTAGTTCACCTAAAGGTTCTGCATAATGAATCTCATATACAACTCTATGTACTCTTAGGTTCTTACCATGGTGGTGTAGTATACCATACCCACCTTTATCTTTATGTCCTTGCCACTCCCAACATATATCCTCTGAGAGTGTTTTCGGTAACTTACTATTAATCTTTTCCAATAAGTCCATATTCACTCATCACTTCCCGAAAGATTTCTTTGAGTTCTTCCCGTTCTAAGTCAGTAAACACATTCCTTGTCGCAGGTACAAAAGGTACTGGTTCTTTATACTCCTGAACGAAACATAACTCCTCTGACCCATTGGTACTCATGTTTTGTGTACTCATCTTCATGGTCTTATAACCTCCTTAATTAATACGAGCTCTCCTCGATCGAGAACTCTGCTCCATAAACCTTCTCATAAGATAAATCCTGCACAGAATAATCAGTATGAATAAACCCAACGAGTGTGTTCAATAACTCCCATGACTCCTTGAACTTATCTTCCTC